TGCCGCGGGCGACCTGTACGTCGTCGCCGACGGCTCCGCGCGCATGGGCGCCGACACCTGGGGCATCGCCGCCTGCCGCCTCGCTCTCCAGCTGGAGGCCGACGCGATCGTCGTGGAGGCGAACTTCGGCGGGGACATGGCGGAACAGGTCGTCCACCAGGCGTGGCGGGACCTCACCGAACGCGGCGAGACCCGCGGCCTACTCAAACCAGCGATCATCCCCGTGCACGCCAAGCAGGGCAAACGGCTCCGCGCCGAGCCGATCGCGCAGCTGTACGGGCAGGGCCTCGTCCACCACGTCGGCGAGTTCGAGCGGCTGGAAACGCAGATGGTCACCTGGATCCCCGGCATGGACTCCCCGGACCGTATGGACGCCTGCGTCCACGCGCTGACCGAACTCGCCGAGGAAACCGAGACCATGGGCATCAGCACCTACACCCGCACCGGCCGGCCCGGGCGCCGCTGAGCCGGGGGCAACACCCGCACAGGGCCGCCCGTACCGTAGGGGGCGGCGCGGGGCCGACACGTCCGGGAGGGACGTCTGGTGGGCATGCGCCAACTCATTGTCGACCGGTGGGGCCCGCTGAACTTCAAGCGGACCTTCTCCGACCCCGCCACGCAGCGGCCCAACCGGACCGCGTTCCCCGACGCCGTCCGCGGCTGGGTTCCCGAAGAAGACCGCCGGCGCCTGGCCGCCTACACCCTGCTCGCCGCCTACGGCCACAACCAGGCGTGGCAGCTCGCCGAGATCTCCGACGGTTCCGACGCCAGCGCCCGCCGCGAGTTCGGCGACGTCGCGATGCTCGTGGACACCATCAGCAGCAACCTCCTCGGCCGCGAGCAGAACATCATCGTGCCCGGCGCCGAGCACGCCGAACCGGGCGACGGCAGCCGCCCCGGCCCGGAAGCCGTGCACGCCGCCGCCGTCCAGGACGGGCTGCGGAAGTGGGCCCAGGACGAGCTGTTCTTCCTGCGGATCCAGCAGAACGAACGCAAGACCGTCCGCGAAGGCGACGGCGTCGTCCTCCTCGGCCTCGACACGGCGAAGAAACGCCCCCGCATGCAGGTCATCGACCCCGGGTTCTACTTCCCCGACCTGCCCGACAACGACGGCGACAGCACCGACTACCCCACCCGGGTCCACCTGGCGTGGGAGATCCCCGCCGACATCAAGACCGGCCAGAAGGCCAAGCTGCGGCGCGTCACCTACGAGCTCGGCCTGATCGGCACCGCCACCGTGTCCGACACCTCCGGGGAGCAGCCGGCCCGTACGGCGGCCGTGACCGACGACGGCGTGCCCCTGCTCCACCCCGGCGACGTGTTCTCCCCGGACACCGGGCAGATCACCCGCCAGTACCCGTGGAACACCGACCCGTCGCCGTTCACCGTGTACCTGACCGACGCCGAGTGGCTCCTGGACGACATCAAGGCCGGCCAGGACGTCCACACCCTCGACGAGCGCTACGCCACCTACCTCGTCCGGGACGACGGAGAAGTGCTCGACCACCTCGACTGCCGGATCGACTTCCTGCCGGTCATCCACCAGCCGAACACCATCCCCGAGGACGGCCACTGGGGCACCTCGTCCCTGGCGAACCCCCTGCAGCTCATCGACGAGATCCAGGGCACCGACACCGACTCCTCCGAGGCGTCCGCCCTGACCGGGTCACCGATCATCGGCATCGTCAACTCCAAGGACAGCAGCAGCCGCCGCGGCGACACCAAGCGGGAAATCCGGCTCGCGCCCGGCACCGCGATCGAACTCCAGCAGGGCGGCAACCTCATCACCGTCAACACCGCCGGGAACCTCGCCGAGCTGCGGCACAAGTCCGCCGAGCTCCAGGACCGCCTGACCGTCGTCTCCCGCACCCCCGGCGTCACCCTCGGCACCGTCGACCCGACCAAGGCCCCCTCCGGGTTCGCAATCCAGCTGGCGTTCTCCCCGCACGACTCCCTGATCGACTCCATGCGCCTGGCCCGCGACCACAAGTACGCCCTGCTCCTCAAGTTCGTGCAGCGGCTCTTCATGCTGACCGGCGACCCCGACTGGTCCGGGCCCGTCGTCGATGCCAGGCTCGCCTGGGGCACCTACCTGCCCACCGACCGCACCGCGACCCTCGCCGATGTCGACAGCGCGTACAACGGCGGCCTGATCTCCCTGGAGACCGCCGTCCGCATGCTCCAGGAGTCCGGTTTCCCCATCGACGACATCGGCGAGGAGATCGAGCGGATCCAGTCCCGCCGCTTCGCCGACGCGGCCGCGCTCGCCGACGCCACCGGCAGCACCGAAGCCGTCGCGAAGTTCCTCGGCATCACCATCACCCCCGACGACACCCCGCCCGACCCGGTACTGCCTCCCACCCCCGGGCAGGAAGACAGGCCTCCGACCAGCGACAACAACGACCCGGGGCAGACCGGGGGCAGCACGAATTGACGCCCGCCCGTACGCTGCATGCAGGCGCGGGGGTGCCGGACACCGTTGTTGGAGGAACTGCCCTCATGCTGCGCCGCCCCGCGCTGTACCGCCCCACCGCCTCCGGCTGGTCGCGCCCCTACCAGGGGGTTACCGGCATGGCCGTGTTCTACAACGGCGACCCCACGCCGCCGGCACCCGGCGCCCCCGGCACGCCGCCCCCGGCACCGGGACCCACCCCGCCGGCACCCGGCGGCACATACACCCAGGACGACCTCAACCGGGTCGCCGCCCGCGAGAAGGACCAGGGCCACCGGGCCGGTGCCCGGGAGGCACTGGAGAAGTTCGCCAAGGACAACGGATTCGCCAGCGCCGAGGACGCCAAGGCGTTCATCGACACCGCCCGCAAGGCGCGCGAGGACCAGCTCAGCGAGCAGGAGAAACGCGAGCAGCAGATCGCCGCCCGCGAGCAGCAGGTGGCCGCGAAGGAAGCCGCCGCCGCGAAGCTCGCCACCGACGCCGCCCGCCGCATGGTCCTCATCCGCCTCGGCGCGACCGCCCCCGCCAAGGACGACGACGTCGACAACCTCGCCGACGCCGAAGCGCTGCTCCGCGCCGCCCTCGCCGACGACGCCGACCAGGCCGCAGTCGAGACTGCCGCGAACGCCCTCAAGGCGCGCCGCCCCGAACTGTTCGGCACCGCCGCGGCCCCCGCCGCCCCGCAGGCTCCCGTCGCGCCCGGCACCCTGCCCGCGCCGGGCATGCCGCGGCCCGGCACGGGCGGCGCCAAGCCCGGCGACGCCGGCCGCGAAATGCTCCGCCGCCGCGGCAAGGCGCCCGCCACCACCTGACCCGACCCGCCCGCACGACCTGGGACCACGCCCTCTCCTCCGTGGACGCGCAACCGGCCGCCGGTGCGACGCAGCCACCCACCCCTTGCCTGAGGAGAGGGCAGTGAACGACTTCCAGCCCATGCGCACCAGCGAGAGCGCCGACGCCGACCGGCCGTGGCTCGCCTCCCTGGTCGGCACCCACGAGACCAACAGCATCGCCCTCGACACCACGAAGTTCGTGCAGGGCGTCCACTACGAGCCCGGCACCCCCTTCCAGCCGCGGAACGTCATCAAGTCCGGCATCCCCCTCGGCAAGCTCACCGCGACCGGCCTTTACGCCCCGTACTCCGGCCCCACGTCCGAGGTGCAGACCGTCACCGTCACCGGCGCGCCGACCGGCGGCACCTACACGCTGACGTTCTCCGGGCAGACCACCGCGGCGATCCCGTACAACGCGACCGCCGCCCAGGTGAAGGCCGCCCTCGAAGCCCTGTCCAACATCGAGGTCGGCGACCTGACCGTCACCGGCGGCCCCCACCCCGGCACCCCGATCGTCGTCACCTTCGGCGGCCAGTTCATGGGCGACGACCAGCCCCAGATGACCGCCACCGGCAGCCTCACCGGAAGCTCCACCCCCGCCGTGACCGTCTCCACGACCACGGCCGGCGGCGGCGCCGGAGCCAGCGACGGCACCCAGACCCTCGCCGGGTTCCTGTGCACCGAGTCCCTCTTCGCCCCCGGGTCCACCAAGACCTCCGGCGCCCTCCAGTGGTTCGGCGAGGTCTTCGCCGACAAGCTGCCCGTCCCGTTCGACCCGACCGACGTCACCAACGTCGCGCCCGGCGTCAACATCCACTACCGGTAAGTCAGGAGACCGACCACCATGACGACCACCCTCGACCGTCTCCTGCGCAACGTCACGCCGGAGGACATCAACGCCTACGTCAACGGCCAGGAGATCCCCCCGACGTTCCTCCTGACCCGCAGCGTCGTCCCCGAGCGGAAGATCTTCGGCCCGAAGTTCCGGATCGAGTCCGCGTCCCGCCGCGTCAACGCCGCGAAGTTCCGCGCCCTCGACGCCCCGCACGCGCTGGCCAAGCGGCACGCCGAGCGGGTCGTCAACGAGGGCATGCTGCCCCCGGTCGGCCAGACCCTGGAAATGGGCGAACTCGCCCTGATCCTCCACAACGCCCGCCGCGGAGCCGACGACCAGGACTTCATCGACGCCCTCTACGACGACCTCGACCGCCACTTCATGGCCGTGAAGGTCGCCGAGGAGATCGCCGCCGGCGAACTCCTGGCCACCGGCAAGGTCACCCTGCACGGCGTCAACCTCGAAGTGGACTGGAACGTCCCCGACGAGAACATGCCCGTCCCCACCATCCCGTGGGACCAGGACGGCGCGACCCCCCTCACCGACGAGATGGCGTGGATCCGCTACCTCAAGAGCGTCGGCGCGCCCAAGCCGGCCCGGGTCGTCACCTCCGAGCGGGCCGCAGCGGTCCTCGCCTCCAACGTCGAGTACCGGATGGCGTTCTACAACGCCTCCAGCGAGGCCACCACACCGTCCACCACCCTCGCCCCGCCGGACGTCAACTCCGTGCGCGCCCGCTGGAACCTGCCCCCCATCGAGCTCTACGACGAGCAGGTCTGGTCCGACGACCAGTACATCCGCACCACCCCCGAGGGCCTGTGGGCGATGATCCCCCCGAACCCGGACCAGTGGGCCCAGACCCAGTACGGCGTCACCGCCGAGCAGGACAACCTCGACACCGCGGGGAACCCCGGCATCGAGGCGTCCCAGGAGCCCGGCATCTACGTCACGTACGAGAAGAAGGAGAACCCCGTCCACTTCTCCACCACCGCCAACGCCATCGCGATGCCGGTGCTGTACGTGAACAACTTCCACATCGCCGCGTCCGTACTGAGCGAGGACTGAGCCATGACCGCCCTCGCACGCTCCGTCCACGTCAAGGACCCCAAGCGGCCCGGCCGGACCATCCTCCTCACCCCCGGAGAGGAACCGGCCCTGGAACTCGCCGTACAGATCCGCAACCCCGCCGCCTGGGAAGGCGGCAAGCTGCCCGCCGCCGTCCGCCGCCACCTCGCCGCCCAGCAGCGCGCCACCGGCAGCGCCGAGCAGCAGGACAGCCCGGAGGGAAACGGCGACGGCGACACCCCGCCGCCTCCGCCCTCGACTGGCTCCGGCGACACGCCCGACGACGCCCCCGAACAGGCCGACGGCGACGCCCCGCCGGCCAAGAAGCCGGCCCCGCGCCGGACTGGCGCCGCTAAGGGCACCGGCGGCCAGTAAGCAGGTGCGGGCGCCCCGCGGCCGGGGCGTCCCGGAGCGCCCGCACCCGCCCACCCCCTTCCACACCACGCCCCGACCAGCCCGGAGGCCCCCATGGACATCGCCACCCAGTCCTGGCTGCTGGCCGAACTCGGCGACACCACCGATATCACCGACCTCGCCGCGCGCCTCGCGCGCCTCGGAAGCGCCCGCGCCGTCGCCATCGAAGTCCTCAAAGGCCGACGCGCGAAGATCGTCTCCTCTCCCGCAGTCCTCGGCGTCAGCAACGTCCTGAACGTGTCCTACGTACGGAACCTCGACGCCCTCGACGCGCAGATCGCC